CGTGTCCGCCGCCAGCGTCTATTGGTGTGATGTGATCTACCTGTGTGCTTGGTGCTCGGTTGCACACCGTGCAAGTTGGCTGCTCTCGAAGTATCCCCCCCCTGTTTTTTAGGTACTCCGGGTGTTTGTGGTGTTTGCTCATAATGCACTGACGCGCGCTGTCGCGCTTGTCCTCGATTGTTGTTGGTGATGTTTCATGTGATGTTAAGTGTTACTGGTTGTTGTTTATGTTACATGCTTAGTTGGCTGTGATTAAACCTAGTGCGCTAGTCCCCCGTGCGCTGCCTTCAATCGCACTCCCATATCTCTAACCATTTGCCTGACCATGTGTTACCACATGCGTCATCTACCCTCGTTACCGAGTGTCACCAACTGCCGTGCAACGGGCTTAGGTCATGCGTTAATCGTTATCGGTATGTCAACGGTATGTCAATCCTGTAGCGAGTCAATTACCTGTGATGCTTCCTGTTTGCTTAATGCCTCAATGCTCGAATACTCGTTGCCTAACACTTTATTTATGTATGGCATCAGTTCTGTTGTGCCAATCTTTTTCTCAAATGCGCGCGCCCTGATCATGCCACGCTGCTTAGGTGACGCATACTGTTTAGCGTTTTCGTCATGGAATGGGTTCTCGTCATCAGGTGTCACAGGCGCTACCGCTGGCTGACGCATCTGTACCTCGTTGCGTGACGCAATAGATTTGCCAATGCCAAGCCCGAGCAGACCGCAAGCCCGGCCAACTGCCGATGTGCTGCAATTCATCATCTCGCTATCGCGTGTGTAACTTGTAGTCCCTTTGCACTCCCACGCGCTTGCAACCACAGGTGTTGTGTCATCGCCTAAATGTATTGTGACCGTGACCTCTACCCATTCGCGGCCGTCAAACAATCTGATCTGTGGTATTGACTCAACTATGCGTGCGTTTGGCCAGCGTTCAAACAGCATTTTGACGCGCGCTGGTACATCAACATAATCACCAAGACTAAATGTGCTCATGCCATTAACTCCAAATACATGTCGGCTGTAACAACGCAAGTGCGGCATTCGTTAGCGCCGTCACAATTCATAAAATGTCGCATACATACCAGCAATGTTTTGTACTGCTCACACTGCCAAGTTAATTTGTTTATGCGATCTAACAATGCAGCGTTTTCTGTTTTTAAATTGTATTTAATAATTGTTTCAAGTTCTATTATGCGATCTTGTAGTTTTGCGTTTTCGGTTTTGAGTGCGTCACGCTCGCGCGCTGCTTTCATGCCTTGTTCTACACAATCTTTTAACTGCTCTCGACTGCCGTAGCCCGGATCGTAACCGCGCCTCATTGTTTGCCTAACAATTCATGTAATGGCCTTAAATCGGTTTGTGGTATCCAATACGATGCTTCGCGCACTTGTGGTTTATCACGCCAGTATTTTAATTGTCGACACTCGTCGATGTGCAACCAGCCTTTAAGATCAACTGCCGATTGCTTAAAATCAACAACTGCCAAAATGTAACATGCTGTTTTATCTTTGTCATAGGTAATCAAATTGCCATTTAGCCACTTAGTTGACCGCACTTCAAAACCGTTCATCAAATCACTACGGCCAACATTGTAAATTGCGTCGAAATTAAAATCAATGTCAAAATATAATGACGCTGCATACTCACCCATTAAACCTATTAAATTAACATCTAACTCAGGCGCAAGTATGTAATCGTTGTAATTATTTGCCTTTGCACGTTTGTTTATTTCTTGTGCGCTATGTCTAATTTGTTGCATTTGTGATTCTGTCAACATGTATTTAGTTAGTAACACGGTGCACCAACTGTTCTAGTCTGCGTGTTTCTGACTCTAAGTTTTTGACCATTGCTTCTAATTCGCTGATAATTCCCATAAGGTAGCGCACTTCTATTTCTAGTGTGCGTGTGTTCACGACTGGCATTTTGCTAATTTGTTCGCCTATCAGTTGAAACTCGCGCATTCGAGCGACAGTCTGTTGGTGTTCTCGTTCCATTTGCATATCAAATGTTTCGTTGTATTCGTTCTCGGTCATTTTTATTTCTCCTTTTGTTATGTGTTTAGGAATATAGCACTGAGTAGTCGCACAGTTAATAGACCGCCAAAGATTAGCCAGCACAAGTCTTGTAATTGTTTGTCTATTTGCATGTTTTGTCCCGGTGGCATATTGACCAGGGCGACCAGCCTGCCTGTAAGTACAGTAGGCGCGCCGCTTTTAAGTTTGTTAACGCGTCAAACAATGGTGCTTGTGTGCATATGTTCATGCCTTTGCAGATTGTGCCGTGATAATCCGGGTGCGTGGGTTGCCAGTGCACACCGTTTAACTGCATCAGGCCGCTATCCGATCTGTGCGACCATTCAGCCACGCCAGTAATGTTGCAGTTTTTGTCTACAATGTCACCGCCAGCGCGATTAGGACAGCAACCCGACTCTCGAAGTGCGATGTGCTGTAACTGCTTAAGGTCATAAATTGACCAGCCTGCCTGCAATGCCAGTTTTGGTAGCCATGAGCAATCCCCATGCTTATACACAGGCTGTAGGGCGAGCGTGGTTGTCGTTGGTGGCACGAAACGCCACAGATCGGCTACATACTGTCCGTGACCGCCTATGAGCGCGTATGGCGTGTCTGTGGGCGTTGTGGTTGACATGTCAGGTCGCGGTTGTGGCACTTGATAAATGCCTAACCCGATTGCTGATAACGCAAATGCGATAATTGTTTTGATGATGAATGGCATGGTGGCCTCGACTTTCTCGGTCGAGAACTACCTTACACGGGATTTTTGATTACTGCAGGTATTACGCCGAACACCTTATCCCACGCCTGTTTAGCAAGTTCAGGACTGTTGCAGATCACCGGGTCAACCTCAATGTGGTACCAGTCGCCTGACTCAAATGTGCCAGCAATCCAACTGCCTCGACTGCATTTCCAAGATCGGTTTAACGCGTAGTCAATGACAAGTTGTATGCCAAGTGTGTCTGCGTGTTCAAGCAATTTGATCATGTATGCCAGCGATACTTTGCGGCCGTTTTGTAGACCCTTCTTTTTTTCTGATTGCCAACGATATGACAAGTCAACTGCAACACCTTTGGCATGGTTTGACACAATGCCGGGTTTGCCTCGCACATCGCGCACAACCCAACTGCCGTTATTCCATAGCGAGTTTTCTGAATGTCTAACACATCGCGACAACCACAAGTCCATGCCTGCTAGTGGCCGTGTTGCAACTGGCGCTGCGTTTATTGTGTAGGGCTTCATGGCACTGGTGGCGCTGGTGGTGCAGGTTTTTTGCTGATGCCGTTTGTGGCGACCAGTCCTGATAGTGCACCTGTCAGAAACACGCTGATTGTGCTGAGTAGGTCAACAATCTTTGAGTCAAGTGGCGCTAATTCTGTTGGAAAATTTGTAAACAACATGCCGTACAGCAGGCCGATGACCATGATGCTAAATGTGACTGACATGATTACACCGACTGTTACTATCAGTCTTGTGTGTAGTTGATCATTTTCTAATTTCGCACCGGTCGGGCGTAACATATTCACACACCTCTTTCAGTTCGTAGTTGGTTTTTGTTGTCGTGCATGATGCCAATATTAGTGCAGTAAATATCAGTCGTAAGGTAGCCATGTCTGCGTGTCCTCGTTCCAATAATAGTCGCCGTCAGGTTTAGGTGTTGGTGGTTGCCAATCGTGGTTGCTGTCAAGAGTCCACGATGCAAATGGTTGCGGTGCGATAAACACATCTGCTGTGCTGTTGTATGTGTAGCCGATACCTGCAAATTGTTTTCGTATTCGGTTGTTGTAACTTGTTTGCACCCACTGACCGCCGAGTAGATCGTAACAAAATTGTGCGCCGTCAGTTTCGTGGTTGTCGTGCACAACTATCACGCGCTGCACAACGCCGTCAACAATTTCTGCAAAATGCGCCATTAGTAGGTGATGCTTCCGCTACCTGTGAAAGTGTAAATAGTTCCGCTTAAAGTTGGCGAGCCAGTAGTTGATGTGGCAACAATGCCAGCGTCAATAATCACAATACCGCTACCGCCGCTACCCCCAAGTCGACTATCACCGCTAGTGCTTCCAGCGCCGCCACCGCCGTTACCAGTGTTAACTGTTCCAGCAGAGCCGTTACCAGTCGATGATGATGTGCCACCGCCGTTAGGTGCGCCACCATTACCTTGACCGCCGCCACGCGCATACGCAACATTTGAACCGCTAATGGTTGTGCTAACTGCCGCGCCGCCTGCTGAACCTGTTAAATTAGAAGTTGCACCAGTTGCACCAGCCGAACCAGCACCACCACCTGAGCCGCCGCCAGTGCTGTTTGCTGTTGCATCATCTGGAAATGCTTGACCGCCACCAAAACCTTGATTTGCTGTGCCTGTACCAGCAACAGGTACACCCTCACGATTAGCACCACCACCCGAGCCGCCATTATTTCGACCTGCGACATCAGAGCCGTTGAACGCGCCACCGCCACCGCCAACACTTGTCAAAGACACTGATGTTCCAATTATTGACGAATTATTACCAGCGTCACCTTGCGCTTGTGTACCCGCTGCCGCGCCGCCAGCGCCAACAGTAACTGTGTAAGTAACACCTAACACAAAAGTAAAACCTGTTTCGGGCGTACCCGGTGATCCACCTG